TTTTGCCGCTCCTCCAAACTTTGCATCAAGTAAATTCAACATGAGAATCTGAGCCTTCTGTAATTGCCCAGATTTGACAAGGTTTGTTATTTCTTTTTTCTGTTCGGCAGTAAATTGAATGCCAGCACGACCGAGCGCCTGTAAACCGACTAATGGATCATTTAATGCTTTACCCAACTGGAGTGTAGTTCCATGTAAAGCTTGCATCCCTCCATTCGCTCCGCTCATCCTCTGGGTAACATTAAGAATAGCTTCTTGAGTTCTATCAAAAACCTCCCCGGAAATATTTTGGAAAGTTAATAATGTGGCAGAAACACCTCCCAAAATGTCATCGTCAGCAAAAAGAGTTTCCTTCTGAAACTTGTTTGCCATATCGGATAGTTCTTCAAGTGTTCGCTTTGCCGATCCACCAGTTGATTGTATTGCCTGAAAAACTTGAGCGGAAGCTGTATCTTGTTTTGATGCCGCTCTCACAACCGCTGTAACTATTCCAACGAAAGGAAGCGTAACACCAAGGAGCATTTTTTTTCCTGTCTTGGAAAGACTTTGTTGAAATCCATCCATTCGTTTCTGAGCTGAAACGAACTCCGCTTCATCAATTTTAAATCCAATCAGATTGACAAGTTCTCTTACAGTAATCATATTACAACCTTAATCCAAGATCGTCAGGGTTTCCTCCAGCGTTACGAACAAGAAAGATGAGTGAAACTTTTATAATGTTAAGTTGATTTTGAAGTTCTTGTACGTTTTGTGGAGCAGAACACGTTCGAACATGATTATCAAATTTTTGATTTATTTCAATAATACGCTCTGAGGCATCACATTCTTCAACATGCTTTTCTATAATGGAGAACATTGGTAATTTATGTTCTATAGATAGATGAGTTTTAACCGCTTCCGTAACCAATACCCCAGCGTCTTTTATAATGTCAAGCCTTGATCTATTTGTTATAAAAGCATAAACAAAGAGTCCAGAAACGGCAGATATTAAAATACCTACTGTAATTTTTTCAATCATATAATACCTATTCCTTCTCGATTAACACATGATCAATATCACTTTGTATATTTAAGAAGCTGATTAATCTATGTAAATCATCCAAAGAATATGAAGTTTCTAATTCATGAAGCGTGACTTTACCGCTTAAGACTGCCTCCCAGATTATTCCTTCTTGCATTAGACTTTGATCAATATTAGATTCTATAAGAGCTATTTCGTTTCTTGATTTGTGGCGAGGCCTGGAGCTCCTATAATATTTTTCCCAGCCTCTGCTCCCGCTAAAAAAGAGTTTACATCCACAATAACGAATTTAAGAACCTTAAAAAGTAAAGTATCTTCACCGGTAAAAACTGAATCAAATACTTCACCTTTTGATACTTCCAACCCGTTTATTCGAGTGAAGGAAAGTAACTCTAAAATTAGAGGAACAACCCCGTCTGATGATAGAATGGGGGTCAATGCTGGAATTAATTTAAGTATGACTTGAGGATCATCCAAACCTTTACCCTGCGTAATAGCCTTTAATTCTGGAAATGAAAAATGGCTAAGAAAAGGAAGGATAATAGCAAACAGCTTTGAGCGAACAGAAAGAGACTGCCTCGCTGGAAAGGAACTGGAGATAACCGTTACAGTAACTCCAGTTGAATTCGTCAATAACTTTTCTACATTGTTAATCATAAAGACCTCCTGGATAGTCTAAATATTAATGGTTTTTACACTGTTGGGACTTGTATGTTTCCGCCGACATACATTCTTAGTGTCGCACAATCCAAAACCCATTCACGATTCTCAACTCCTTTACTATAGATAGATGATGCTGGTTTACGAATCCAGGCAAATCCAGTCGCAATCTTGGTTGTACCAAGTAGATCTTTAATAGATACCGGAACAATACCCGTATTCGCCTGTCTATCCATAATTACAAGAGCCATGAGCAAATCATTTGACAATGAAGATTGTTTCAATGTAAACGTAATTGTTCCACTGAAATCATTCTGTTTAATCCTCGTTGTCAAACCATCAGCGCCCGTTGTCTTTGTGTAGAAGTCAGCACTGTATTCTGCATTGATAAAAGTTCCATCAGCAAAACCACCGATGATTCCTTTACCGACGGTGGTCACCACCATTGCAGGGTCTATCGTTGCGATTCCCGGGGTCAACATACAAACCTCCTTTTAAATTCTGATTTTGAAATTCTAATTTATACAGTAATCGAACTATAACTTTCGTTATATTTTGACAATACCATTAATTTGAACACGGTGGATAGGATTATTATACCAACAGGTAAACTTGATATCCTTTGCAAGTCTAAGAAGCCTGTCGTTTTGCAGCACTTCACTTATCTTTGGGACACTTGTAAAGAAGCCACCGGTCTGTACATTACCTGTAAACTCCTCGGGACTGATTGCTTTTGCCGCTTGCTCAATCTCAAGAACCTGTTGAACAGCAGATTCAAGCAGACCAAGACCCTCAGACGTAAACGGAACCTTTTCATTGTTTACTAATAGACTGTAAACGTTCGTCTGTATTTTTGAGTTTAACCACTCCAGCCAGATAATCAGATCAAGGAATTCTCCAGTACCGACCCACCCTTCTTGAAGTATGTTCTGTCCTCCAACCGATTCATAGGAAGAACAATACTTTGCAAAAAGGTTTGTTTGCTGTGTTGAATTTAATGAGTCCACTCCCGACCCCACTATTGTCTTGAACATAGGAGTATAAGTTCCCGGTCTACGAACTGCAAGAAGACTCGAAAGACCTGCATCAATATAGTCTGTTGCGGCATTCGCATGATATATACAACAAGCTTTATCGAGAGCACCATCTTTTATGTAAAAAGCTAATGAGCTGTCGTCGTTACCTACTGTGTCCAGGATATCACCGTCCGTTCCAGCACTTGTCGAAATAAATATTCTTCTGTTCGCATTACACCAGTCCGCCGTATCCTCCTGATCACCTTGAGTTCTACTTGCACAGACGACGTAGAAGAAGTTACTGTTTTCGAGCATAATAGCAGCGAGCGCCACTTTATGGTCTGTATCTTCACTATCTACACGACCAACGGCGAACTGTGTCGGTCTGGGACTCTGGGAAGCAATAGCTTCCGCTGCAAGGTATTCGGGTTTTTCTGTCGGAGTAGATCCAAGAACCGCTGCGAGTGCAGTGAGATCGTCGGTTGAAAAAACAGCATACCGAGCATCATCTTCAAGTTCGAAATTTTCACCGAGGATAAGAACCATATCAAAAGCCGCTTGACTTATAGGCTTTGATTCCCGGAGAATAGTAACCTGTACAATCCTGTCAACTTTACTCATAATAATCTCCTTTTAAAAAATTTAATTAGAGGTGATTGAACCTTCTAATAAGTGTTCGGTCTGAATTAATCCATTAACTGTACAATTTATTATTTGTAGTTCCTTTATAGTGCTCGATCCTACCTTTATAGTACCATTTATTTCTACTCCTTCTATAGTAGACAAATCCAGTTCATCGCTTATAGTTGTCAGAAGGAACATTGCATCCATCGCAGCGCGTTGAGTAAATTGATCGTTTTCTCCAAGACCAGTTAAGTTCTGTATTTTACCCTTCTGAAGTAAAGTAATTCCAGCGGTATGAAATAAAGAACTATACTGTTCTAATTTAGTTACGACACCAATATGATCAAGAATAGAAATGGCATTATTTGAAAAACATTGTATTCGAATATCTAATGTCTTATCTGATAGAATCCTGGACATTTTATTCTGATTAACTGGAGCCCACGCATCATGACCAATATCAACTGCAGAAAGTAAAGCTAAAGTAATATAATTCGCGGATGGTGCTGGAGCATTTTGATTTTCCCAGATTGTAGGTAAACCGGAAGCTCCAGATACCCAGTCGTAAATAGCTTTTTCAATTAAATTGAAATCAATCATATTTTAATAACTACGTATTCAAAATGACTTATTATATTGTTCTGCCACCCACCTCTACTATGTACTTCAAAGTCCTGACCATTAATAATAACTATATCTGGATTCTGTTCTTCAACCGTGTTTAATAAAGATGAACTAAACAAACGATAAGATTCTACCGTCTGCCTTCCTTCGGGTAATGATTTCTTCTGTCGTGGTGTGAGCGGTTGAACACTTGCAATGACTACTCCATTAATAACTGTTTCACCAGTCCATTTTCCATCAGTAAATACACCGTTTACTTTTGATTTAGTTATTAATGTTTTTCTTGGTATCACTCAAAAACCTCTACATGAGTAACCGTATTAATCATCTGTCCTGTATCTATAAGAACTTTTGTCGGAGCTGTTCCAGATAAAAATTGTGTTCTCTTTCTCATCTTTCTTTTTATTGTGCTCGGTTTATTTGGAGGGGTTGTTATTGCTCTTATTTTTTCTTTAATTCTATCGGCTGTAAACTCACCAATTAAACCAAGAGCCTGTGGAATAGTAATAGTTCCTCTTAATAACCTGTCGTATAAAACGTCAATCAACTGTTGTATTTTTTCTTTATTTTCCTTGAAACTTGTTGACATAAACGGACGAGCGGGTATATGTTTCGTACCATATTCATTAAATGTTGCTATATCCGAAACGTCTGCCATTGTTTTTTGATCACCAGATGCCGGCTCCTTTTCGGTTGGAAACCCAACCTTTGTGTAGGCCGATTTGTATTTTGTTAAGGTCTCTTTAATGGTATTCCAGCCTTTATCCTGTACAATTATTTTTATCGTTGCAGCCAACTTGGAACACCCTTTTGAAAAGCGGAAATATTAGTTGTTTGCATTAATCGTAGATATTCCAACCCGAATCCAGTTCTTTTAAGATCTTCGGCATCACTGGAAGAAGCTTGTTTAATTGCGTAACTCCTTGACAGGCTTCCTTCGGATTCTGAAGCTATTTGAGCGCTTCCAATTATACCCGTATCCTGTTCGGTTCCGCCATTTATTTTTTCAATTGTAAATAAATGCATTACCTTCAACGCAACAGCGTTTTCGTATGCATCACCAAAAGCGGCTCGGTTGATACCTTCTTGTGCATACGCAATCATCGTAGATAATCTCGGCGACGTCGAAAACTGCGGAGCGCGAAGGCTTATAATTTGTAAAGTGGTCAACATAAACAATACCTCTAAAGTAAAGCCCTATGCAGGATAATTCTGCACAGGACTTTATTTTTTGGTTTTACGCGTCGATATCCAGATCTGAATCATCCACGTTCCGCCGTTTTTTTCCCGGTCTTTTTTCTGTCACTTCTTTGCTCGGCCATATTGGTTTGATTTCTGTAACCGGAATCTTTGTAACTACCGGATCAATCGGATCATTGTCGATTCTAAGATAACCGGTTTTCATTCCTTCTTTGTAGGATGGATCATTTTGAAATGCCTGGAGTTCAGCTTCGGAGTCAAATTTAAGGTTATTAACTCCCGGATAAATAACTTTTGTCGCAATAACGGTTATTCGTGGAACCGTTCTGGTTAAGGTAAAAGCAACTGACATGAAGACCTCCTGGTTTAAAAATGTAACTTTCTTTTTAAGTAAATAGAACAAGGTAGAGTTTAAGAACCATACCTTGTTCTACTGATACAAAAGGAGCACGGCAAAAAACCGAACTTATATGTTCTCGGCAATGGCAATCGAAATCGGGTAATATACAAACACCGATGCAAACCGTGCATGACAAGGAACGATGAACTCAAGACCCTTTTCCTGTGGAGGGAACTGTTCGTATCCCTGTGGGATCTCAAGACTGAACTTGTCAATGCTGTTTTTATACGTAATAGCGCAATCAGTGTTTGCGACCGCTCCTGTGGAGGGAACCGGATTCACATCATTCAGTTCTTCCAGCCAGTCCCATTTTGTAATATGCGGATTTGCCTTCTTGACAAATTCAAGAATTGTGGTATCCGAATAGGTTGAACGGGGCGTGGTGGAAATTAGAGTGAACTGCTCAATCGGGCAAAGGAACGTATCCGGAACCTCATACCCTTTTGACAATCTTATGGGCGTGTTGACAAGTGTGTTGATATCTGCTATAATCGCGTCTGCGGTCTTGTCCGCCCATACATAATCTGAACCTTCAACTGCGACTTTATAGCTCGTTACGTTCGCATGGTAAAGCAGACCGGTCAATCCCTGATACGTCTTGTCAGCGGCACGAGCTTTCCATGCCGACTTATTTATCAGCATCTCGATTGCCCGTCTTGCCGCGATTGCTTTTGAGGCCTGTAGAGGAATGCCTGCTTTTGCAGCATACCGAACATCCTGAACCGTATACCCAAAAGAGTCGCCGATAGAACGAACTTTAATTGACTCTTCAACGCCCGAAATATCGACCCTCGGTAAGTCGTCAGCATAAGACGACAAAAACTGAGCGATGCCGTGTTCGGTAAATGACCGAGCGGTTATCGTATCAGCGGCTGGACCCGCTTCCATCGATATCGGCATGAGTCCATTGAGCGCCTTCATTTCCGGGAAAGGCTGATCATAAGTTCTCGTCTTGACATGCTCCAATTGTCTGGAGAAATAAATGGACTCTTGTCCATCAAGGTTAGTAAAACGTTTCGGCATAAATAATCTCCTGTTAAATGTATATGAAAAAACTAAAAGTAAAGCTCATGTTCGTCCGACTACTACCCTGGATCAGGGTAAATTAATTTCCAGAATCGCAATACCTGCTCCACTTGTTGCCGAACAGAATTTTCCGCCAGTCGCAAGGTTTGTAGAAGAGGTCTTGCAAAACTTTCCACCGACGGGAGACAGGTCTACGTATGCAGCATCATCGATTGCTACTGCTTCGGAGACAACCGCTTGGATACGACCTTTCGTTATATACGGAACAGCGTCGTTCTCAAGATACTTTCCAGAAGTACAATGAGTATGCATTGCGACTCCACGGAAAACATTATCGTGAGTGTATGCTGGAGTAATTGTCGCCTGCGTAGACCCTTCGGTTACCAGAGCATCAGCGATAACAATTTCAACGTGATCGGTTTTAACCGTTATAACTCTTGCAGCGGTAACTGAAGCAGATACACCAGTCATTGCCGACAAAGCGGCAGCGATCGCAGTCATCGTCGCGTTATGAGACGTTCCATAGGTCACCTCGGCCATTGAAACACCGTTTACCTTCAAGTTCGTTTTGTTACCGGTTATCAAATCAGCGCTGAAGGTTAAGGTGGCAACGTCATTAACCGGGGTCGCAACGTTATTGCTCCCGGCTTCGCTCACGACTGCAGTCCCGAACTCAATTGTTTTGAGAGCGGTTCCTGATTTCTTATCAACAGGACCAATGTCCGCCAACGCTCCTGCAAAGGGAGACGGCATATCCAAAGGATAACTCGTGTTCATATTTACCTCGTTTTGTTAATATTTATTTGACTTTTGGTTAATAACACAAAAAAAATTAGATGTGAATAAACGTATATTGCTTTGTGATGGTTATTTCTTTTTACCCTGTAACCGGTCGTTGTATTCTTTCCGAGCCATTTCAGCGGTCCTGACAGTTTCCTGATTTGCTGAATCACCGAAAACGGTTTTCTTTTGTGCAGCAGAAGCGGTCTTTCCTTCCACGTCATCATCATCATCATCATCGTCATCGGTGTCACCTTTATCAGCACCATCAACGACCACGAATGCACCATCGCAAAGTGCTCGAACATAGTTCGGGTCTTTACCTTCCAGCTCCAGCTTCGGGAACTTTTTCGTTACGACAAGCTTCCGGATCTGCTCGTTTGACAACTCAGATACGTGCTCTTTTTCAGCCGAATCCAAGAAAGGCGTCGCTTTTAAAATCAACTCCGAACGTTCTTGAACACGGTCGGTCACAAGCTTCTCAACATCAACCGCTTTAAGTTTTGCGAGTTCAATGTTTGAAGAATCCAGAACCGCTTTGGTTTTTGTTATTTCCTGAACAAGCTCCGCGATCTTTACTTCGCCTTTTTTCAGCGCATTGATTACCTCGGGAGCTGCTTCATACTCGATACAGTCGAGCATAACTTTTGGTAGTGACATAGACTTCTCCTTTACATTTTGATTTTTAAGGTTTTCATCATCATCATTGTCATCATCATCTTGTTTTCTTAATTCATAATAACTTCCATCCATTAATTTTAATCTGACATCAGACCCTGCTCGACCTTTACTTAAGACAGCAACATGGTTGTAAACAATATCGACCTGTCTTGCATCATACGGAACTGTATTATAAATTCCAGGAGTCTCTTCCAGTGTTGATTCATACCCACAAGAAAGTTCAAGTTTACCCTCGTCTTTAATTGCACTGATACCATTAGAATCCATAATGCATAAAGAAACGGTTACGAACTGTCCATCAGCCTTTACATCTTCACCAGTAAATCCAATACTGAATTTCTTTGCTGTCGTTGCATCAAGGAGAACAACATTCGGGTCTTGTGTAATAGGATGGTCATTCGTAGCTGGAATCATTTTGAGCGTCTGTAAACTTTCCTGTTTGAACACGTCATCAGGATGTCTAAGAACTCTTAAAGGAGTACCGTCTTTTTGTTTGTAAATCAAAATACCGGTTCGAGTAACACGAGCCGAACCTTTATAATAACCTTCTTTCGTTTTGTATAGAAAAACTTCACCGGTATCGTTAAAAATGAATTCTTTCTTGTTTACCATACGGTCTCCTTATACTATAAAAATAGCTTAAAGTATAATAATATACCCTTTATATATCGCTTGTTTTTGCTATAAAATACCGTCTACCACTGGAGAAAACCTATACCGGAACTGCGTCTATTTGAATAAACCTTCCGTGATACGTTTTGTAAATATCCTCAGCTTCTTCTGGTTCTACCCCAAAGGATTCCAGCTCCTTTATAAAAACGTCTTTTGGTATAGCTTCTAATTCCTGTATTGGTTTATCTAAATATTTTAAGAGCTTTACAACTGAAACTGACCTCGGCATATTACCCTCCTTACCTTCTATAAATTTACAAGATAATCAGTCTTAAGACACGCTTAAGCCTTTACTTTTAAAGTACTCATCGAACGCTTTACGTATGGAAGCAAAATCTATTTCTTTAATATAATAGTTATGTCCGTTCCTGAGTGCAGCGAGGCACGCTTCTGTATCATCAAGCTTCTCCCAGATATACTGGGAATACGCTCGTGCAAACAGTTCCCGATCGTCCACTAAATATTTAAGGTGTCTATACTGTTCGGTTACTCCCCCGAACAAAGGCTCGGCTTCATCCATCTGATATTTAAGTTTCCTAAAATATTCTGTTTTTTTAATTGCCTGTAAAACCGTATTGTCTTTCCATTGATCCAACTCAGAATGTAAATGATGACCGAACTCATGAGTAAACGTCTGCCTGGCGCTCCCAAGATGTGACGTCACTGTTACTCGAATTTCATTTACTTTAGCAGTATACGACCCATTAGTTGCTCCTGGAAATTCAGCGAATGCAAAATCAATTACTTCCGCTCCTTTTGGAAGCTTATGAACCTTATCAACAATCCCATCAATACGATCTCTTATAGTGTTTCGTTGTCTAATACCTTTGTCTTTTATACGGGTTTCTGGTTCGTAGGATCTACCATAAACATTAATATAATTGATATCCGTAACTGACCTTTTTAATACGGTTTTGTCTCCAAACCCCTCTACAGATTTACGAACAACAGGCTCTGCTCTAACGACAGGCTCTGTACGTACAGCGGCATTCTGTCTGGGAACCGGTTCTACAAGAACCCCAGCTTTACGGGCTTTTCGTGCCGCTCGTAAAGCTCTAATCCTGTCTTGCTCTTCTGGAGACAAACCTTTTAAAGAACGACTGAACACTGTACCAGACCTATTCTCTGGAATAAACCTTGATATAGGTATTCCACCCCGTTCCCGTTTTATACGTTCGGTTCCTTCCTCCGTGCCTTTACTTGTCGGTACTGCTAAAATGTCATCCATTACCATTTCCGCAGAACAACGACACTGATAGTCTTCTCCAGGATGCCCCTCATACCCTCCTATTTCACCTCGGCTATTCCACTCATTAGCCATTGCCTTTTCTACTGTTTCTGCATAAACAGAAGGGTCTTCCCATTTACAAACCATACCATCTAAAGCTTGGTGTTCTTCACGAACCCGACCATCCTGCGAAGTCCTCCATATATACATTGTTCCACCGAGGGACTCCTGTCGTATCCTTGTCAAATCACCATTTAATTTTCCGACCTGATCCCGTGCAATAAGCTCGGCTCGGCTTTTACCTACTTCGCCCGTTTCTTTTAACAGCTTCTGAACCGTAACCCGTGACTCACCAGTTGTCGGCAGGTCTTTTATCTTTGTTTCGAGTCGGGATATAAGTCGTTCTGGGAGGCTTTGAATTAAACCGATATTATCTTCCACTAATTTATTAAGCCTGTCCTGTAGAGGCTTTGCATACGCTGTATTCGGTAATGCCATTATACCCCGTAGTTTATTCCATTCAACCCGATCCCATGCCTTCGCTGTTCTTTCTACCCCGGAAAGCTCTTTACCCGCTTTTCCTATAATTCCTTTTATTGACTTATCTCTGCCAGCATCATGGAATATATGGAGTACTGACTTGGTTAAAAGCACCATCGTATCTTCAACGACTGTTAAATAAATAGTCAATAACTGTCGTTCTAAAGCGAACGGGTAAACAACCTTTGGAAGCTTTACTTTTGACTTATTCATTTTCTGCTTCTTCTATTTCCTTGCCCTCTGGTAATGCTTTTGATTCGGGTTGTTTTACCTGACTACCGGTATTTTCACTGAACACTATTTTCAATGGTTCGTCACTATACCGACCACCAGAAAAACGAGTAAAGGCGACCTCGTCAGGTGTTGCGACCTGACTATCAACATACAGTTTATCCGTTTCGGCAATCGTTTTTCTATAGGTCGCTTCTTCAGGAGCACTCATCTGCATCAACGGATAAAATTCAATCGACCAGTCTTCAGGTTCTTTTTTATACCCTTCTTTACAAATAAATAAGAGGTGAATAAACCGCTCCAGTACCGGTCGCAGATCTGTTTCCTGTTTCGACTTCACACGATCATACCATCCACGGGTATCGGAGTCCCCTGTCGCATTCAAACCCGCTGGAGAACGCCCGAATAATAATGTTTGTGGAATGCCGCTTGTTGAAGAGATATATCCACCGAACCTGTCTATAAGATCGGCAAGACCCGACACAGAGGATACCTGTCTTGTAAACGTTTCGTTTTTATCTAATAGAATAGAGTTCAAAACGTGCTTTCCGGCATCAATATACTGTAACCGTTTTTTTATTACGTCTTCTTTTCCCGCTGCAATAAAAGCATGGAGACCTTCAATTCCAATTACATCCTGAACAAAGCTGTCTACTATTACAGAGATAGAGCAAAACACACGCCCGATCCGCATTAATGGATCGTACAGATTTTGGTATACGCTTAAACCCCACCCCAGATTTTGGACACGAACCGAGTCAAGGCAATCAACTCCATCAACGACAATACACCGCGAAGCGTGGATAGTAAACGGTGATGAATTATACGGTGAAATAGTATACATTAAAGGTTGTAAATATGTATCCGATAAAATGTTCTTATCGTAAACAATATTTGACACTCTAAATCTATCAAATACCTTTACGAAAGATATACCTTTTATCACTTGTTCGTTAAGCGGTCTGCTTAAGTCAGTCTCGCCGTCTTTAAAGCCGATAGTCATAACTGCTCCACCACAGGCTCTCGCCCAACAAAACAACCGGTTTAAGTGATACAGTAATTTTAAGCCTTCAAACCGCTTCTGTATGTAGACATCGGCTTCGGGATCCTTTACGGCGACTTTAAACCCCGAACGTAACATGTCCTCAACTACAAGATTCACAATACGAGCGGCAATCCCTTCATCCGTGTATAATGCCTGCACATCAATTTCACAAAGTAAATCGCCTTGATTAAATTGTGTATTCCTTGAAGGATCTATCCCGGATTGACCAACACCTTGTATTGTATTCTCCCATCCATCATGATTCGCTATACTCTTTTCCAAGCTCTTTTCTACATCAGACATAATTTTTTCTCCTTCTGTTTAACGGACAGTTCTTACAATGGTTTTCCAATTGTTTTTTCAAATCAATTCTATTTATTTTAATGACCCAATATAAATGAGTAATAACTACAATTAATATCACAGCAAGAACAATAAATAGAACCGACACAGGGTCAGACACTAATAGCAATAAAGTATGTAGTATTAATTTCATTTTTTTTACTGATTACCTTGTAAATTTACGAATGTTATTTAACCGACCACCCCATTCTTGTTCATTATAACCTTTGACCCTGCCATTGCCTTTTCCATATTTATCATTGTACTATATCGTTCGGTATTAAATACAGTATGAAGAGGGTAACGGAATCCATCACAACAGTGATCCTTTACTTTCAGCGGTTCATCAACACCCAAAAGCTGAGAACGTTTATTCCATGTATACCCTGAAACTTCTTCCCTTGTATGTTTACAACGGGCAAGAATCATTAGTCTACCTTCATCCATCATGTTGTAACAATAACGGATACCGTCGATAACCGAATTGTCCGCTGGGATAACATTCGTTTCACCGGACTGTTGTAGAGCGACAATAAATGAAGCTGCAGATGGATCTACGACTGTGAACATGTTACGGCTCGCATACCCTTTGGTAAAGTATTTAAAATCGGTAACGTACTGTCCATCGCCTTTCTGTCTCCCCTCTGTTTCACTACTGTAATAATACTCATCTTCAATACAGGCATATACTTGATTGTTGTGGTGTATAATTCCTATTTTTAAAAATGCACACGGGTTTGATGTACCATAATCCACCCCGGTAATGTAATAGTCTGGGTTGTCATAAGGCGGTGTTTCACGTACATGAACAGGACTATCGTCATCAAAGCAGTCATAGATAGACCCCTCTGCGACGACCCACAGACCCTTGATAAACCGTTTCCGCCACAAACCCCGGTATTCCTTTTCCAGGTTTGCGACATATACTTTTGAAAGGAACGGGTTGTCCTTTAATTCAAAATGAAAACTGATTAAATCCAGTTCTTTTCTATCAATATAATCCTTCTTGAGGTAGTGATACGGGGTGTCCGGGTTTGTCGTTCCAAAAAACATTGCACCCTCCTCAGACAGCCTTGTCATAAGCATCCTAAAAAACGATTCAGGCCATAAGGTAATTTCATCACCGTATGCACCTCCAGCCGACAATCCGCGTACCTTCTGCTCCGCCCGTTCGTCATTCGCTCCAATACAAAATATTCGCTTCCCCATAATAACGGCTTCGCCTTTACCGCTGAAATACTTTATATGCTTTGTACCGAATATTATTTGTAACGGTCGAATGATATTACGTAGAATCGCTCTATCGGTCTTACCAGCCATTATAAGGTCGGCTCTACCTTTATACCTATACACGTACTCAACCCACCTTACAAGGCTCCCCCACGTCTTAGAACTCCGTACAGCTCCCTCCCATATATTTATACGTTTTACGGCTCGTTGTATAGTTGTTCGTTGTTTATTGGATAGACTGAACATAAGTTTACTCTTCTACCTCGTCATCACCAGACACCGGTTCGTTTATCTTTTTATCCAGCTCCTCCATAATAAGACCACGTTCTTCACCGTCAGAACTCGTTTCTTTTAACCATTGTTTATTGTGCTTTAACCATAGTTCAATACTATGAGGATTCGGTGGAAGATACTTTACAAAAGGTTTCGTTTTAATTTCACCTTCATAAGCTGAAAAATATGTGTCTCGTATTCCCATACCTGTTGCTCTACGATATGCCGCTTTGACAACGTTCAAATCCGCGAGGTCTCTTCCGTGTAAAAGCGCCGACCGAACCTCTGGGAACCGTTTACTCCAGTCAGATAATTGCCCCTCTGTAATTCCAATCATCTCTGAAATCTTCTGGCGATTAAATCCTGCGATGGTGCCGTACTTAATTATAGACATCGCCTGTGGACTTAATAACCGGTATATATACGATTCAGTCCCATTCGGTCGTTCACGCGGAAATTTTCCATGGATTGCGAATATGTTAAAATATGAAACGAGGTCGTCTTTCATATCCTTCCCGACGGTGTCGGTTATTCGAAGCGTTTTATAAATCCTATTCCAGTCTGGAGGCTTCTTCTTATAGTAACCAAAGGCTCTCATGAGCCTTCCATCATCAAGCTTTCCAGGATGAACTCTTCTAAAATCGTTTACGGATCGAATCCTCTGGCCAAACAGTTTATTACGAAAACGGGTATCTTTGATTTTAATAGTGTGAACACGCTCTTCCTTTTCGAACATGTTACAGCGGTCGGCTATTATCTGCTTCTGAATTTTCTTGCATTTTGTAGGTTCTGTCAACATAAAAAGGGATCCTCCTGTATATACTTAAATATACAAAAGAAATCCCTTTTTACTTGTAAAAAAAGTGCTATACTTTCGCTATTACTATCTGACGAACTTCCTTTCTATTTTACCGTCCTTTACCCATTCTGAAGGTTGTATTCCTACCAGTCCACTTACAGCTATTACATCCTGACCTGTTGCGGGGTTTTTTGTTTTAAAAAACAGGTTCGTTGATTCCCCTCCTTTACATATACAAAGATAAACAGGGATCTCCCCGGACTTGTCGCCCGTTACATTTTTAATAACTGATAGTACAAGAGACAGCCTTGTCAGATTGATTCTTATCCGACAATCTATCTCAGCATACGAACCTGCTTTAATGGACTGTAGAATATCACCAAAGATTTTATTGACTGTAAAGTAACTTAAATCAACCTTCCCAAAGGTCACTCGGTGCTCCTGTATGCCGTCGAAGAAATTTACAATAACCTTTTTAGTCTCCTTGTTATATGTCATATCAAAATACTCAAGATACCCTTTAAATTTCGTATCAGACGGTATCATAGATAACAACCTTTTTACATTTTCGCCTGACAACAAGACATCTTCCATTAACGGAGTACTTTCCAAGCGAAGCTGGCTGGACAGTTTATACGGAACCGGTTCAATTGCCATAAAGATATTTCGACAACCGACAACCATTACCCCGTCTTTACAGAACAATACATTATTTAAAACAGGGATTTCCTTGTCACGCTGGATAAGTCCTACCCCGGATAATGACGCTTTACTAAAAATCATTTTCATCCACCCTTTCTATACAACAGTTATTGGAGCGAACACGTCTTTACATTTAATACAGCTACCACCACAAGAAGGATATTCCGCTCGGCATTCGCTTTTGAGTATGTCAACAATAACGTTTGACTTAAAGACTTTAGGAATACATTGTTTACAAAGATGAAATTCTGTACTCCCACATTCGTGCGATAAGTTTAAGGTATTGATTCTTTCCCTTCCCTTAATTTCTTTTTCACAACCATCACAATAAAACACTATCTTTTTCATACTGCAAATCCTTTCAAGGTTAAAGGTTGTTTTGGTTTAACGCATTACCCGACCAAGCTTTGGAACCTCCGTGATCGGGAAATTGTTTTTATCCAGTTCGTTAATTACATTACTGAATAAAAGTCCTTTTTTTAATTCAAAAGTAAACCGAACTTTATTCTGTTGAATCCAGACACCAGGTGGAACTTTTGGTCGTAGAAAATAATCAGTTATTATTCTTCGCATTACTTCAATATTTTTACCATGTCCACCGATAATAATAATACGCTTTGTCATATCATATTTGATTGCAATTGACCCAGCACTGCACGCCTGAAACTCAATTAAATACTTAATGTACATACTTTTTACTCCTTTTGGGGAATTTATCCCTTTTTTCTCCGGTTTTTTACTTATGACAAAAATACAAGAACCTGTACTCCCAGACCCATAGAGGAACTCAACGAGATAGAACCCTGTTTTGCTATAAAAATGCCATTACTTGTA